CAGTGTAGTTCGTACTCTTTACCCACCCTTGGTTAGTAAACCAATTCAGTAAAGAGACGGCACATGAAGTGTATTATTAATTTTGAGCTAGTTACCTTTTGTAAGGTGTAGCTTGATTGACATAAGACCTTCTGTGTTTGGAAGAGGGAGACAACCCTACTTTCTAGGTACTAATGAGTATATTTTATACTCTAGGTATCTCATAACCATAACGTATTTGAGAATCTGTCTTGTATTTCACAAGATTAGCAGACGTGCGATATCGCATGATCACACTACTTTTTTGATCTATAAGTAAGATTGGGCCATTCCATAGTTATGTATAACTACTGGTTTAGATCCCAACTAACAAGATCCCAGATACACAGATAAAATTATTAATAAATTGTAAAATTTATTAATAAGTTATTATCTTATAAAGGTTATCTAAACAATACATAATCAATATATTGTTGTTAAGCTCATCGTTAAAGCAACGAAATCGTGGCTCGGATCTTATCCGCTCTACGTAATAATACTGATGATCCTAGAGTAGTGACTTTCTTTTCAACTCTGAATTCGGTAGCGTTAGAAGTTAGAGATGCAATATCTTCTAACTGTTCTAAACGAGACCATAATTCATCGATTGAAAGATCTTCTTCCTCTAGATCAAAGGTGTCCTTAACTTCGATTATTGAAGTTTCCCATTGTTCGTGAATATCACGGTACATAGGTTCTACGACCTGCATAAGTGTTTCCCGTAAGGGAACAAATGTGTAAGTATTTGCCATATCCTCTTCTTCTAGACCCTCTTTATAAGGGAATTTTAGATTAGAATTACGCAAACCTTTCGAACGGTCGGTTAATCCATACATTGAATGGTATAATATTTTAAATTCATCAGGTGTTCTAGGTAATGTACCCTGTTTAACAGAGTCTACTACAGAATACAAGAAGTCTTTCAAAATATTAATTGATTTTTCAAGATCAAAAACTTTCATCTGTCGATTAAAAGCAGATGAAGTTAACCATTCTTCAGGCGTTTTAAGTGTAGAAAATATTAAACCAGGATAAGATAATAAGAGTAATACTCTTCTTAATCTTAAACCTAATTTTTTATAATCTGCAGTAAAACGACTTAACGTACGGTAACCGTGCCCTAAGAAATTTAGAACTTCTGAAACACGGATATTTCGGAACGCCGAAATTCGTTCCATAATCTGAAGTAAACCACGAATATCCCAGTAAGCAACTGCGGCTTCCTTAAAGGAAAGCCCGGAAACATCTTGATATTTGTAAACAAATCGTTTAGCAAATTCAAGAGATCCGTTACGAGATATAACTGATTTACTCAAGTTAATTTCAACATCCCATTCTTTGGCTAATTTTAGATATTCATTTGCAACAGCTTCATGAGCTATTACAAGATCATCACCTAAAACTAGATAGTCCTCGAAATGAGAACATCCTACTCTAAGTGCAGCTATTCGAACCATTACATGGTGTGTAACTGCCAGCATGGCCCAGGAAGACAAGGCTCCCATGGGTTGACCAGCTGCGTATTTCACAGCTTCAACACATTCGACCTTTCGGCCGTTCCACGAAACTTTATGAGTTTTGATAAAAGGGTTTGCTGAATCTAATTTCAATCTCCCTAAGGAGATTGCCATTGGATCCCAGCTTGGAAAAGGAATCTGGTACCAACGTGAAGTCAATAAAGTTCTCCAAGTTGATCCTGAATATTTACCGAAAAGGTAACTCAGAATCACTTCTTGAGCAAGTATTGGCATCCGATCTGTAGCAGCAGTAAGATCAAAAGAGTATACTTTACGTATCTCTCTATCTTTTAATGATTTAACAAATCGTTTTAAGGTAGTAGTTTGATTAAATGTCGCATCTGTTTGCAAAGTTTTAAGAAATTCAAATAATTTTCTATGAAAGGGTCGTAAGACCCACTGTGTGAAACAGTCTACCATAGCAAAGACTCTTATTTTTCCAGCAGGTTCTGGTTTGAATGCCAATTTACCCAAGAAACTTGGGTATTTTGGATCTTCCCAGGTAAAGTGAATATCTGCAAAAGCAGTACTCATTTTACTCGGAAAGTAACGTCTTGCGAATCTTGAAAAAGAAACACAAGTCATTAGCATTCCAGATAATCTACTAGCAAACATAAATTCTTTGAAAGCTAACATCAGAGGTTTATCCTCTGCGTAAGCTTTTATGGTTTTCATAATACTATAAATAGATGTAGAATATGTTGATCCTTGAACTATATTTCCATCTTCATCGCGAATGGTCTTTAAAGACGTAGGAGACGATGAAGCAATCCAAAAAGGTTCAACTTCCATAAATTCATATGAGAAGATAGAACCAAGACGGAAAGTCTTCATTGCTTCCATGACTTCAGAGGGATTCACTCTAGCATTAGACGGTGTAATAATACTATTTAAATTTAGTTTCCCGAAATAATCGAGAACTCTATAGATAGATAGCATTGTTAACCAAAATCTAATGTAAAATAAATTTCCTCTTTTGATATGGGCTCTATGGATAGCAGGAATAATACGAGGTAAACCTCTATTAGTTCTACTAACTGCGACCTTAAGTGGCCGAGTTGAACCGTGTGGTTCACCAGAGAGAGCTTGCATCAATAAAGATACAGACGCTTTGAGGTATAATACAGTAAAAGCAATCCCAGATCTTTTACGGAGAATGTATAATTTCCTAATATACGAAATTGTTACTTTAACTAATGAATTTGTGATAGAGCCTTTCACTAGTAATACCATTTTTAACAAATGGTTTACTAATGGTCGCCCCGCTTTTACACGAAGCATACCCGCAAATTTGGGTACCAATCCTTTAATAATACTTCTTGAAAAGTTGGTAAAATTATTTAATAGTTTTATCATTGTTTTTAAGTTAAGTGTTAGAGAAGGGAGGTCCAAAATTGCCTTCAGTTTCCATACGGGAGAATCCCGCACGGGCTGCAGGTAGGTTATACAACCTAGTTTTTGGTAACTTAGGATAATTAGTCATTTGTTCAGACTTCATATGATACCCCTATTTATTTTTAAAATTAATTTCTTAATTAAATCAATAAATAGATCATAGAGCGGTCATGTACACCAACTAACAACCTATACTTGCTTTCGCAAGCAGTATAATGAGGCGTTTGAGGTAATATCAAACCATACATGAAGTACGATTTTATATCACTAGCACACTATGTGCTAAGTTAGGCTTTT